GCTACTAAACAACCATTAAACGCTAAAAGTTATACAAAATATATTGATAAACAGGATGGATTTGAGAGAAAAAGAACAGTCAATTTTATATTTTTCCCAATTGGTGAGTATCGATATTTCTGGAATCCAAAAATTATGGACTTATATTCTGATGTCGAGATGGAACAATGGTATATGAACTATGACTTTATTGGAGATAAATATTTTGATGAGGAATATATGATAGATAAATGGTGGGAAATATATGGTGAGCCCGGGCAAAAGAGAGATAGTTGGAGTTGGTGTCGTGGTGGTGGTAGTGGGCAATATTCTTACAAAGGAATAGAAACCGGTTTAAATCAAATACCAAGTATTTTAGGTGAAATTAGAGATAATCCAGATAAATATTCGACCACTCCAGATATTGGACAAGAGGATTTGAAGAAGGATCTAATCTGGATTCCGGAGATGGATATAGAAGATTATATTAGAGTCTTTGGGGAAGAAATTGGAAAGAAATCAACATCTGATATGAATCAAATTGTTCAAGGATACCGAGAAGATGGTATGAAAGAAATTGGTGAACAAGAAATAACATTTATTTGTAAAGAATATTATCTTGTTGATGATGCTTTCCTTCATAAGGTGGAGGAATGGATAGACTCAAAGTAAAATATCTCTAAACTTACCAATTACAGTCATACCAAGTAAAATTGGATCAGATTGTGAATCTAATTTTGAACGGTAATCAGAAATAACATAGTTACACTTAAAGAGTTTATCTACATTCTTACCTTCTTGTAAAGACCATTCGATAAAAGTTCTACCCAGTATTTGAAATAACAAGTCAATTTTTTCAGCTCCGTAAAGTGTCATTAAAAAATGATAAATCTTTTCATAGTCAGCTGACTTATCATAGATTAAATTGTAAGTATCAATTTTAAGTTTATTGTTTATGTTAGAGCCGATTGAAGATACTTCACCAGTGTCTTTTACATTTTGTAATTCAACAAAAATAGAACGAATATCGGGATATTTCTTATTGATTAGTGAAATAAGAACTTCTTTCTCGATTGTGATATTTTCTTTAGGGCACACAACGTCCATTATTCTTTTATAGATTCCGTTTTTCACGAATTTTTCTTCTTCTTGACTCTGAGTATCAAAGTTTATAGATGTGAATCTAGATTTTATTCCATCAGATATTTTGTTAAAGTGATTGGTAGTTAGGATAAAACGAACATTGTGATGATATTGTTCAATAAATGCTTTTAGAGCGTCTTGATAGCTTGGAGAAACTCTTTCAAACTCATCTAAAAAAACGTATTTGATTGGATCTTCCGTATCAAACATTGGTACAGTTTTACAGAATTTTTCAATTTCGCTTCTAAGAACATCAATTGAAGTATAAAGTGAAGAATTCATTTCTAAGAATGCTTTGTCCTTTGAGTATTTGCCTATAAGTATTCTGGCTAATGATGTTTTGCCTATTCCGTAATTACCATAGAAGATGTAATTCTTTGTTACACCGTTTTCGAAATGTTTTTTTATGCGTTCTGGGAGTATGGTATCATCTAAAGTTTTTGGACGCCATTTTTCCCAAAGTAATAAATTTTGAATTGACATAATAAGAAGATTAAAGTTCTAATATATATGATAATGATAGGTGAAAAGTTTAATATGGACGAAGTATTTCTTCGTGATTTGACCATGTGTGTTTTAGATACACTTGAAGGTAGAGTGAAATGGGTAAATCGTTTTACTAGTGGTGATGTTGATGTAAATGTTCCTTTTTATTATTCTTTGAGTGGTGATGATAGATTTCTTCTTGATGCTTTCACTGATGATATAGTTTCTCAAAATCGATTTGTTGAGTTGAACACAGACCAAATTCCAAGAGGGCATGTGACATTAACAAATTGGGTTATTCGTTCTGATGAGTTTAGAAATCCAAATATTTGGCTAAGAAATGTTGTTGAAGATAATGTTGAGGCTAAAAGAGTTTTGAACAAGCTTAGAGCTATACCTATCACAGCGACTTATGATTTACAGATTTTGTTAAAAAGTGAAGTAGATGTTTTCAAATGTTCTCAAGCAATTATGAATACCTTATGGCTTTACAAGTATATGTATTTTGAGCATAATTATATGAATATTGATGCTATAATGATGCAACCTGATAATACCGGAATCGAAATTGTAAGGGAAAAGAACTTAAAAAGTGATAATACTATTAAAATATCTGCTTCTTTGGAGGTTCAGACATTTTATCCAGCATTCATTACAAATGTTGAAGTTAAACCGTTTAGAACTCGTTGGTACAATAATATTATTGCTTTAAGAACAGGTAATGCTCGACCTTCAAATCCTAATGCAGGTACTGATGATTTATCACAGAATAAATAATAAAAAATAGTAAAAAGTCGTTTTTTGAATGTAATATATAAGAATATAAAAAATAAAATTTTAAAATATGAAGAATCTAAAACTTGAGCTTTTCAACTTTAAAAAGTCTTTGACTTTCGAACAGTCAGACGTAGCTTATGTTGTTGAGGGTCACCTTAATAATTATACTGAATTTGCTGAAAAGCAAATGATTCAATCTTTAAATGAGAGATTAAAACCATATACATATGATAAGCAAGTTAAATCTTTTCTAGAGAGTCTTAATGATGATGTTGCTCAGTTTGAGTTAGTATATGAGTTAAAAAGCCTTTATAATGTTTTAAACTCAAAAAATCAAGGTGAACTTTACAGACAACCACTGAATGTTCTTTTACAGACTATCAATCTTGAGACAGATCAAGATAGATTGTCTAAGGTATTGAATGAATTAGCAGTTTATGACTGGGTTCCGGAAATCAAATTATTTGTTCATAATTTAACTAAATCTCCTGAAAAGAGACAAAATCTTTTAAATGGTGGTAAGGCTGAGTCTGTTTACACTATTGTTGAGCAAGTTGAAGATGGTCACATTGCATTCATTAAAGATTCTTGGTTTCTTTTAAGTGAAAATACGATTGATAAAACTCTTCTTGAAAATCACGTTAAAGATGAAGAGAGATTTAGAACACTTAGAACTTTACAGACAGCTCTACAATTTTGTTCTGTCAATGAAAGTAGAATAGATTTTAGAATTTCTGAATATTTAACAGTTGGTTTAGGAGTATCTAATAAAGGTTTGTTCATCAATGATGATGAGTTGAATGAAGAATCTACACTTGAGAGCATTTTTCAATCACCTGTAATTCCAATCGTTAATAAAAACTTCTATCCATTAATTGTCGAAGTTTCTAAAAATATGGATTCTTTTGTTGAGTTAGATGTTGTGAAAAGAGTTTCTAATTTGATTAATCCAACTTTGGAGTTATTTGCCTTCAATTATAAGAATAATCTTTTTGTTTACAGATGTGATGAGAGATATGGATATTCATTCTTCAAATATGATTCAGCACTTGAATTAGTCAATGAGGTTAGAAATGAATTAAATTTTGATTTGACATATTTCTATGAAAATAAATTGAACAAAGAAGTTGTTACTAAGAAAAAACTTGAAGATAAGGAGAGAGAAATCACTCTTAAATTAGAGGATGTTAAATTCAATATCGGTAAAGTAAAAGCTTCCCTTCAAATGTTGGGAGAGACTAAAGTTCTCAAAGAGGCTTTGGTAAATCTTGAGAAAAGAGCAAAATCACTTGATGGTGAATTATCTGCTGTTAAAGAACTTCAATATAAAGAGAGAATTAAACTTTAATAAAAATAAAAAACCTCGAAATTTTCGAGGTTTTTTTATGCCTTTTTAAAACTCATCATGAAACTTGATATATAACATGAAAGCGTTCTAAGCTTCGTGCTTAAAAATTAATGCTTTATGGATGTATCTAAATAACAAAGACTTGTATGTGGAAATACTTGTGTCAAAATCACAAGGAAAATTGACAAGAAAAGCTGAGAAAATGTTGGAATTACTTGGCAAAGAAACAATCAAAAAAATGAGATATTGGAATAATGATGACAAAATGGATTGTTATCAGTCTGGTCTTTTAGATATGTATCAAAATTGGTACAATTTCAATGAGGAAAAATCAGTCAATGCTTTTGCTTATTTTACCGAAGTATTCAAAAGAGGAATCGCTAAAGGATTCAATGAACTTTACAAGAAAAAGGGGGATAGTGAAAACTCTATAAGATTGATATCCTTAGAAGGATCAAATGATGGTCAAGGTTTACACTCTTTGTAAACATTAATGACTAATAGAATATAAAAATAAAAATACTTTATGAATAAAGTTGCACTCATTACTGGTATCACTGGTCAAGATGGTTCTTATCTAGCAGAGTTTCTCTTAGAAAAAGGTTATATAGTTCATGGTATTAAAAGAAGAAGTTCATCTTTTAATACTGAAAGAATAGATGATTTGTATGAATCTACAAGAAAAACAAAGAACTTTCATTTACATTATGGTGATTTGACTGACTCTACTAATTTAATTAGAATTATTCAAGAGGTACAACCAGATGAGATTTATAACTTAGCAGCTCAGTCTCACGTTAAAGTTAGTTTCGAGACTCCGGAATATACAGCAAATGCTGATGGCATAGGAACTCTCAGAATACTTGAGGCTATTCGAATATTAAAACTTGAGAAGAAGACCAAGTTTTATCAAGCATCAACATCTGAAATGTTTGGACTGGTACAAGAAATACCACAAAAAGAGACTACACCTTTCTATCCAAGAAGTCCTTACGGTGTGGCTAAATTGTACGCTCATTGGATTACAGTTAATTATCGAGAAGCTTATGGTATGTTTACTTGTTCAGGTATACTCTTTAATCATGAAAGTCCGGTAAGAGGCGAAACTTTTGTAACTCGTAAAATAACACAAGCTGTTGCTAAAATTAAGTTGGGTTTTCAAGATAAGTTATTGATTGGTAATCTTGATGCTGAAAGAGATTGGGGTCATGCAAAAGATTATGTCGAGGGGATGTGGCTAATGATGCAACAAGATATACCTGAAGATTATGTTCTCTCTACTGGTAAAAAAATCTCAGTTAGAGATTTTTGTAAGATGGCTTTCAAACATCTTGATATTGATGTTGAGTGGATTGGTAGTGGTGAAGACGAGAAGGGTTTGGATAAAAAAACAGGCAAAGTGATTGTTGAGATAGACTCTGAATACTTTAGACCAACTGAAGTTGATGAACTATTGGGTGACTCAACAAAAGCAAGAACAAAATTGGGGTGGAAACCAAGATACACGGTAGATGATTTGTGTAAGGAAATGGTTTATTCAGATTTTGAAAAAATATCACGTAAGTTAGTAGAAAATGAACAAAAATTCTAAAATATTTATTGCTGGTCATCGTGGAATGGTTGGTTCAGCAATATTAAGAAAATTAATATCTGAAGGATATACTAATATAGTAACTAAGTCCAAAAAAGAATTAGACTTGACTAATCAATTTCAAGTCAATCATTTTTTTCATTTTGAGAGGCCGGAATATGTTTTTCTTGCAGCCGCAAAAGTTGGAGGAATCAAGGCTAACAGTGATTTTAAGGCAGATTTTATTTATCAAAATCTCGTTATTCAAACGAATGTTATTAATGCGTCTTATCAAACAGGAGTAAAAAAATTAATGTTTTTAGGTTCCTCTTGTATTTATCCTAAAATGGCTCCGCAGCCTTTAAAAGAGGAATATTTATTAAGTGGTTATTTAGAATCAAGTAATGATGCTTACGCTGTTGCAAAAATTGCTGGTATAAAAATGTGTCAGAGTTTTAATCAACAATATGGTACAAATTTCATTTCAGTAATGCCTACCAATTTATACGGTCCTGGTGATAATTATAATTTACAAAATTCACACGTTTTGCCAGCTTTAATTAGAAAATTTCATGAGGCAAAAATTAACGGAGAATCTGAAGTTGTTATCTGGGGAACTGGATCTCCTATGCGTGAGTTTTTATATGTTGAAGATTTGGCTGATGCAATATTTTATCTAATGATGAATTATAATGATTCAGAAATCGTCAACATTGGTACCGGTCAAGATATTTCTATTAGAGATTTGGCTTATTTAGTCAAAGATGTAATTGGATTTTCAGGTCAAATAGTTTATGATTTCTCTAAACCTGATGGCACTCCGCGTAAACTTTTAGATGTTTCTAAAATACATGATTTAGGTTGGTCAGATAAGACTAATTTAAAAGAGGGAATTGAATTAACTTATAAACATTTTTTAAATGAATCGTTGTTATTTCCAGAGATGGGAAGAATCTGAGAGAGGATGGGGTGTTAGGCCTGATGGTTGTTCTTTACATTTAGGTAAAGATTTTCACAAAGAGTATCTGAACCAGATATATACAATACGTCAAAGTGAGTTGCTAGTTCCTGACGAGTATGAAAGAGTAACAGGACCACTAATTGAGTGTTTTGTTTCAGACACTTTGTTCGAACTTGTAAAAGAAAAAAAATCTCTGCGTTTGATGGAATATGAGATGAATAATCTTGTCTTGACAGAAGAAATTATTTTTAAAACATGAACTATTTAGCTTTCTTTTTTATTATTTCAACTTTCTATTACTTAGCTAACAAGCCACATTTGAAAAAAAATGTTGACCAAAAGTTGATTATGTATGATAATAAGAAATGGATTCTTCTTGATATAATTTATTATTTACATCAAGTCTTTTATTGGTTATGGTTGTTTGTTTTAATTTTCACACAATGGTGGATTTTTGCAATTATGCTTCTAACCATTTCTTTACTATCTACTTTAGATAATTGGTTATTAAATGCTAAATATGACTCAATGATTTCGATGATAAAAATCATTATCTTAATTTGTCTTGTTTCAGCTAGACTTTTTCTATAACAATCCAAGTTTTTTTAGAATATCCTCAGTGATTACTATGAATTCCCAACCTTTTTTGTCACAAAATTGAATCATAGTTTTCCATTTTTCAGAGTTTTTTTGAGCCATTTTAAGATCATATTCAAAATTTTTCAATTTTTTAAGATTAGCATTTTCTGGTATTGATAGTTTCATCTCTTGTAGTTTCTGAACCATCAAAAACTCTTTCATTGGTTTCAATTCAGCTACTACTTTTTTTATTGAACCATCTTTATTTTTAATTTCATAGTAAAAGTCTGGGTAGTAACAATGACTTTTAACATTAATATCACCATTTTTTTCAAAGTGTGTTAATTGATATGGTATAGCCATACATTCTGCTCCCCATTTTGTGATGTTTGGATTATTATCTAACCAAGTCATTACCCTGATTTCCCAGGAGCTACGGTAATAAACTCCACCTTGAGAATTGAGTTTTAGAACTTTATCCTTGTTTTTTGGAATATAATTTCCTTGATGATAGTTTGTATTATTAGGTTTAGAGTTTAACATATAATATATATTGTATATGGGAGCCCTGAAAGAAAGAGTAAATTTGAGCCGTTTAGTATTTGGTCGTGATATTGTCGATTATTATCGAAACAACACTAAGTTTATGTATGAGAAATATTCACAATCTGATGAGGATTGTAAAGCTATCTCTAAAGAAGATTTACAAGTTGGTGGTTTTTATCACCTTCATTACTTAGATGATTCTAATTGGATGAGATGGTCGCCTATTTTTTGCTGTGATTATCGAAAGTTTTCTAATATGATTGTCATATTAGGTGTCAATTTCAATTTCATACCACTTGAGCTGAGAGATTCAATTTTTGATAAGTTTATAACCGAACAAAACTTTGAAAGGGATGAGATAATTGAGGTAAATTTCCGTGGTATGTATTCCGAATTGCTTAAATATGGATTTGAATATGCTATACAAGAATATAATGTGGCTCAAATAAAGATAGTTCACAAAATAAGTTTAGAACTATTGCCAAGATTTTTATATTCCTCTCATCCGAAAAATACTTATGATCCAAAAAAATTAATGGAAATATGGGAAACTAAACTTGAAACTAAAGAGCAACGACACAAAGAAATTATTACATCAGTTTTGAAGGATTTTTACGAGGTTAGAGATGAGATTGATGAAAAATATGATGCTTTAAAGGGACATATAGAAAGACTAAGAGATTCGTATGAAAAATATGGTAAATCATAATATGGTTTCTAAAGTTAATATATACATAAAAAATAATCTAAAAGATGAAACACCTTAGAAAATTTGAAGAACTTGAATATAGAGATATGCTAGCTGCTCAAACTAAAGCTAGACAAGATTTTGAAAAATCTGAAGAAGAAAGGATAGAAAAAAAGAGAAAGGAAATCTCTGGTAAGTATTTAGGAGAGTTAGAAGCTGAGTCAAAGAAAAGAAAAATAGAATCATCAATAGAATCTGAAAGAAGAGAAATCGTTCAAAAAGTGATTGATGGCTTAGTAGCTGATTTGAATAATAATCCTGGTTATCAATCATTCAAAGAAGAATTGTTGGCATTTTTATCAGAATTTCCAAAGGAGTAATCCTGAGGAACGACTGGATTTTTTATATATACCTTAAAATTTTGAAAATTTATGGCTTCTTACAATCCACTTAATAACCAAGGTCAATTTCAATATAATGCTAACTCAGCTGTAGAAAATAGAGGGTTATTCTCTCGAATACTTAGAAATCTTTCCACTTGGGGTATGAATTATGATGATATGATTATGCGAAACCAAGTTGGTGTTGGTATTAATGAAGATCCATATGCTCAACAAGGAAACTCAATGTATGATTTCTTTTCGAAAAGAGCGGTTGCTTCAATTCTAAATAGAAAGTCTATTCCTTATCTCGATCGCTCATATGCTGACAAGAGAAGAATATTAAGAGAATATTCTATTAAAGATGAGATTAGAGATTTTATCTCAACTGTTTGTGATGAATGTGTAATTTATTCTGATAAGGATTTCTGCTCACCAAGGCAATTATCAACTGATTATACACAAGACATTAAAGATAAGTACCAAGAATATTTTGAAAAGATTTATAACCGTTATGGATTCGCTGATTCGGTTTCCGCTTGGATGTTGATGAAGGATTTTTTAATCGATGGTTATGTTGCTATGGAAATCGTTTGGGATGATAAAAAAAAGAATATAATTTCTTTTAATAGATTAAGACCTGAAACATTAGTTCCAGCATTTGAGCCATCAATTGGTCATCTTTGGATTCAATATCCTGAAGATCCTCAATTGAGAAGGATATTTCTCGACTCTCAAATTATCTTCATTTCTTATTCATCTCAGAATGATTATTCCGAAACTTCTTATGTTGAAGGTCTTATTAAGCCTTATAATCAATTAAAGATAATTGAGCAAACTAAAATTATGTTTAATATTGTCAATGCTACCCTTTATCAAAAGTTTGTTATTCCTATTAAAGGATTAGGCAGACAAAGAGCTGAGGAACAAATAGGACAATTGATTCAGGACTATTCTGAAGAAGTTGAATGGGATGATTCACTGGGTACATTGCGTATAAACGGCCAGAAACATTTACCATATAATAAGCAATATTGGTTCCCTGAGGGTGATGGTGGAACTCCGAACATGGAAATAATGAATGCTGGTGCTGGTCATAACCTGAATGAAGATGATATCTTAAAATGGTTTTTTAATATCTTGAAAAGAGCATCAAAAATTCCAATGCAACGTTTTCAATCCGATGAAAATGGTGGAGGTAATGTATTTAGTGATGCTGCTGAGATTACTCGTGATGAAGCCAAATTTGGTAATTTTGTTATGCGTTTGCGTTCTAATTTTAAAGAGTTATTAGTCAAACCTTTGAAGTTACAAATGTTAGTAGAGTTTCCAGAACTAAAAGATGATGAGAGATTCATGAATGAAGTTGATGTTCAATTTTTATCAAATCAATTATTTGAGGAATGGAAAAAATTGGGAAATTTATCTAAGAAAGCTGAAATTTTAGGAACACTTACCGGGATTCAAAAGGCAGATGGTCAACCTTATTTCCACATCGAGTATTTGATAGATCATGTTTTAAAATTAACACCAGAAGAAAAAGAAGAAAATAAAAAATACTGGTTGAAAGATGCCGCTGGTGCTGGTGCCGCTGCAGGTGCTGAAGGTGGTGTCGAAGGTGGTGCTGAGGATGTGCCTGGTGCTCAAGCCGCTCCGGAAGCTACTCCAGAGGCTCCGGCTGGTGAAATTGGTGGGGAAACTGGTGGAGAGGCTGGTGGTGAAGCAGGTGGTGAAGCTGGAGCAGGAGAATTTGAGTTCTAAACCTGATAAAATTAATAAAAGATTAGATGATTGGTGGATTCGATGAAACAGGAAAACTGAAAACGTTTTTACTGAAAGAATATCCGCCGATCTGATGTTATCATACCACATAGTGGTATCAAAAATTACACATCACAGAATTGCATTCTGACTAAAAAAATTTATTAATTATGATAACATCAGTAAATACAGAAGGAATATTGACAAGTGGATACCAATCTAGTGTTGGTCCAATAATATTCAAATCCAACGCAGATAGAGTTTTTAAAGAACTTAATTTAGATTCTATTCGTTTTCCAGGTGGCAATTTGGGAAATCTTTATCATCCGTTTAAAAAAGGGTCAAATGATTTGGCACCTGGTTATGGATTCAGAACCGATGAATTTCCAAAAAACACATCTTTCTATAACATTTACGCAGAGTGGGATAAGACACAGACTGAAAATATGATATATCCATTCATGAGTTGGTTAAATAATATTGGCGTAAAAAAAGTACTCTATGTTGCGAATGTAAAAAATGGAAATATAAAAGAGATTTCTTGGGTTATAAATACATTTTTAACGAATGGTTTTGAAATTATAGGTATTGAGCTAGGTAACGAACTTTATTTTGGACAATGGGGTTCTTGGTCTAAAAACATTTTAGGTCAATGGAAGAGTACATTAATGACACCTGAAGAATATATTAGAATGGTTGTTCCTGTATCGGATTTTCTTAAACTTAATTATCTGAATATAAAACAAGCTATTATTGGTTGGCATAATGGAGGGTACACAGATAAAGCTGTCTCGTCTTTAAAAAGTAATGAGTGGAATGATAAAATAAGCAAATCAAATATAAAATATGATGCTTATGTTGTTATTTAAGGATTGAAACTACTGATTCCTCATCAACACTAAGTAGTTTAATAAATAATGTCTTAAATTTGACTAAATATAAATCATCAAATTACCTTACAAATATAAATAGGTATTTTAGTCAGTATTTTAAAGACAAAGAAAGTTGGTGGACTGAAGTTAATGTTGAGGATCCATCTAAAATGATTGGTAATACGATAATTCACGGTGCTATAATGATGGAGGTGCTTTGTGAATCACATTATCAGAAAGTAGATTTATTCTGTTTTCATAATTTGACTAACACAATTATTGGGATGTCAATGACTTGGTCTCCAAAAAATGCAACACGAGTTAACATAACATCTTTTTATCATACTAATATTATGCTATCCAAGGTGAAAAATTATAACACTTCAGTTAAAACCTCCTCGGATGGTGAATTCCATACTTGGCAGTTTAAAGAAGGTAATAAGAATATCTTGTGCTTTGTGAATAAAACGAATGTAACTAGAAGGTTATTCTTAGACAAGAGTATTAATAAAGTCTATGTTGTACAGGGTGATTTACATAGTAGTAACTTCTCGGACAGTGATTCTACATTAGATCCAGCATATAGAGTCAACTCAAAGAAAAATTGGACTCTAGCAGAGTTCAAAGTAATAAATGAGAATCTTTCGGTTAATTATTTCGATGCTTCTTGTGGATATGGAGTTATCGAATGGGAAGATTAATTACTTAGGATCGTAGATATATGTTCTGATTATTGTTATCAATATAGAATCCAACAATTTGTAAGGAATCATTAAGTCCCCATTTTAATACTTTAGGATTTATTCTAAGTTTGATTCCTAGTGATTGTAATTCGTTTACTAATTTTCCCATTTTGGTATTAAGTATTTTATAATCTACTTTTAATTCCAAGACTGATAAATCTGTATTAATCTTAAATGATAATTTATTAATTGATACTGCTGAAGTGGTTAGTGATATAAGAGTATCACTGCCATCTGAAAAATCACAAAGTATTGGTGGATTTATATCTTCAATCTCGAAAAGACATTTTTCACCTAGAAGTGTGCTTATTTTAATGTCTCGAATACAGGAATCGTAGTCTTTGTATCTTTCTAACAAAGATTTAAAGTTTCCAATATTATTAATTTCTGAATGTAAATCTATCGTATAATCCATATCTATTTTTTTCTTTCAGATATAGTTTGTTTCATTTTTTGATAGATTTTTTTATTTTGAATTGGATATTCAACGCCGTGGTTTTCTTTGAGAGTTTGTTTTCTCTTAGCCTCAGAGCATTTTCTACAATAGTAGAATCCCCACTTATTGTCATATTTCACATAGTTTTTGAATATGACTTCTTTTTCAAGTCCACAAGTATCACACTTACAAAGTATTTTATGATGAGAACCTTTAGATAGTAATTCAACTGGGATATTGATATCATCCCCAATAGATACTTCATATCCTAAATCATCAAAATATTGATAATTGGATTCATTTACTCTGACTCTAATTTCTCTTGTGAGGATCATAAAAAACCAACAAATTTTAATGTATATATCTTTACTTATCATGTCTCTGTCCGATTCTCTATAAAAAATCCACCTTTAATTTTTCTCGGTTTTTTTAGATCCATATATACTACAAAATAAAGACAATAATTTCATGAAATCAGTCCTAATTGTAGAAAACTCAACTAACTCGTTGGCTCTTAACGAGAACAGTGGTCAGAAGGATCAATTTGTACTGGGTGGTATTTTCACAGAGTTCGATGTTAAAAATCGTAACGAAAGAGTTTACACCGCTGATAGATTTATTCCTTGTTTAAATGAATTAAACGAGAGAATTACAAGTCTTGGTGTTGTATATGGTGAGTTTGATCATCCAGATGTATTTGATACTTCTCTATCAAGAGCATCTCACATTGTGAGAAAAGCTTCTTTTGTAAAAGAAAGCAACAGAGTAGAAGGTGAAATTAGACTTCTTAACACATACTGGGGTAAAGAAGCCAAAGCTTTGGTCAACGATGGTTGTCCTATTTTTGTTTCTTCTCGTGCTGCGGGTGTTACTGAGTCTGATGGAACGGTTACATTGAAAAAATTATTTACATATGATATCGTAGCAGATCCTGGATTTTCTTCTGCAAAAATGACGGTTAAGACTCTTAATGAGTCTTTAGGTTATTCTAATCCGAAGGCTAATTTCAGAATTTATGAGATGTCAGATGAATCAAAAATTAACGAACTATTCAACATGAACGCTAACGATTTCGTAACTAAAAAACAATTGACCGATTACTCAAAATATTTAATTAATGAGTTAGCTTCTACAAAGAAGACTGTAACATCGGCTCTTTCAAAGGGAAACTTAAATCCTAAGAAGTTAGAACAACTTCTTGAATATTATGAGGAGTTAAATAAAACTAACTCACAAATTGTTAAGTATCTTGATTACTTAGCAGAAAAAGTACAAGTTGTAGTTAATGAGAATACATCTCTTAAATCTACTACTGAGAAGCTTATCAAACACAATGATTATTTAGCTGAAAATCTTGAAAAGGCTATCAATTATTCTGAGTATATCGCTGAG